TCCACTGAATTTTTTTGGCATTGTTGCTCTTATTCCTGTTTTGATTACGCTTGACAGCCGGTTTATTTTGCAAATACGCGACGGCGTTACGGTGACGATTGTTGGAGTTGGAGTTGGAGTTGGAGTTGGAGTTGGAGTTGGAGTTGGAGTTGGAGTTGGTCATGTCTCCACCGTGGTAACGGTAGGTGCTCCTGTTAAACCCTACACCAGAACGAATTCTTCTTTGGTTTCGCCGTATAGGTGGGCTGATTAAATTAAAGTTAAAGTTGCCGGCGTTTCTTCGTGTCCTCCTACCCCGCGCGTTATAATAACTATCCTGCATACCGTAAAACATATCACCCAAATCACCCGAGTACTCAGAGTGATACGCGTCGGATCCAAAGTATGTGTACACGAACCAATCGATATCCTTATCAGTAGGTTCCCGGGTAAGGTATCTCCTGAGGAAGGTCTTCACCTTCGCGACTCTCGGATCCGCAGGCAAAAGACCGTTCGGGTTCGTCGGTGTTACTGGGGCTCCAGTCCAAAAGGTTCCGTCACTGAGGGAGCTAAAAGGTCGACCTGAAAGGTCATAGTTCGCACTGGGTCGCGTCCTGAACTTTTCAAAATCGGCGGCAAATCGAGCCATGTTTGTATTCATCCCCCGAATTCCCAATTTGTGAGCGAGGCGGAAGACTTTTGAGACGAGGGTTTGGAGCCGGTGATCATAGATTTCGGAATTTTGAAACCCAAGTCTGCCAAGTCTGTCTAATGGGATGCTATAATTCGCCATGAAATGACGTTTTTGGTTGTCGCTTAAGTCAGAAAATCGTTGCGCCCAAATCCGCGCTCGGTTGTTTAAGGATGCCATGACTTACAATAGCATAACAAAAAATTCTACTTGGGTGACCGTTTTCTTTTGGACGCCGCGTTTGCAAGAAGTGTCCTTCGAGCCGAGACTCGCTTTTTCACCTGCTTACGACGCGCGGTTTGAATTTTCTTCGCGGCTTGGGTCTTGAGCTTTGTGGCGCGGCCCTGGTTCTTATTCTTGAGGATCACGAAGCTGATATTCGCCCGTTTCACGTCTCGACCGTTTCGCGTGAACGGATTTTTAAACATGGAGAAGGATCCGGGTTTGTTATACGCATCTGTCATGCTCATCCTTGATTGGGTACGGAAAGTGTTTGGTTCCATGTATTGGGAAAAATTCCCTCCTCCTTCCCGCCACGTATACTTAACGGCCTTTTGACCGTTTGAAAAGTTATGGCCGGCGATAAAATCATCGGGCATGTTATTCACGGTATTTTCCTTCCACTGAATTTTTTTGGCATTGTTGCTCTTATTCCTGTTTTGATTACGCTTGACAGCCGGTTTATTTTGCAAATACGCGACGGCGTTACGGTGACGATTGTTGGAGTTGGAGTTGGAGTTGTTGTTGTTGTTGAATCTACCGTGGTAACGGTAGGTTCTCCTGTTATACCCTACACCAGAAAGAATTCTTCTTTGGTTTCGTCGTACAGGTTCGTCGTATGGTACGTTTCTTCGTATCTTCCTACCTCGCGCGTTATAATAACTATCCTGCATACCGTAAAACATATCACCCAAACCGAACGCGTCGGATCCAAAGTATGTGTACACGAACCAATCGATATCCTTATCGGTAGGTTCCCGGGTAAGGTATCTCCTGAGGAAGGTCTTCACCTTCGCGAGTCTCGGATCCGCAGGCAAAAGACCGTTCGGGTTCGTCGGTGTTACTGGGGCTCCAGTTCGATAGGTTCCGTCATCGAGGGAGCTAAAGGGTCGACCTGAAATGTCATAGTTCGCACTGGGTCGCGTCCTGAACTTTTCAAAATCGGTGGCAAATTCGGCGGCGACGACGATGGACTCTACCCCTATTGACGATATCATGATGAGGCGGAAGACTTTTTGGGTGATTGCTTCGTCAGAACGCAGATCATGAAGCCCATGTCTGTCTAACGGAATGCTATAATTCGCCATTAAATGACGTTTTTCGTTGTCGCTTAAGCCATAAAATCGTTGGATCCAAATCCTCGCTCGGTTAATGTTAATCGCCGCTTGGTTAATGTTATTCACCATGACTTACAATAGCATAACAAAAATTTCTAAAGCAACAAAAAGGAAATATCGTTAATCTTGTGAAGGAGGTTAAAAAACCGCGCGTCGGAGTCCACGTCCTTGGGCTTGATGATCTCGAGTTCGATCTGGTACGACGCCTCCTCCTCCGAATCCATGTCCGCGTTATCGCCGCTACTGATGGTCATGTCGATGCTCAGATTTTTACGGACGAACGAGTGTCGGGTCTTGGACCGTTTGCGGTCCATCTCGTACTCGCCGGTGGTGGGTATCTCCCGCGAGATACAGAAACGAACGTCGAGGGGTTGTTCGCTATTCACGAAATCCTCTTTGCGAACCTTGATCTTTTGGATCATATCTTGGTCGCCGGTATCCTCGTCGTTAGTGATACGAACACTCTCGGCGTCGTTATAGTACACCTCGTACGATTTGGACTCCTTCTTTTCCCACCTGTCGTATTTCTGCAAACCCCGGAGGACCTTTTTCCACGCATCCTTTCCGACGTTCGTGTCGAAGAAGGAACCGTTCTGCCGGCCGAGGCGGATCTCGACCTCGATGTCGTCTTCGTTCTTGTGCGCTTCGAATAAAGGAAAGGTCGTGTCAACGATCTTCTGTATGTCCATTCATAGTACGAGCGCGCCTTTCCCTTAAGTGTTTTATGTGCGCTGAACGTATGAAGGGTATTCGTAACAAAGGAAACACGTGCTACTTCAACACGGCGCTCCAGTGCCTCCTGTACATTCCGGCGCTCTCCAATTACATGATCCGCAAACCGTACGCGGGTGAGTGTACATTCACCAGGGCGTACTCGGATCTTGTCAAGGTCTACTGGACCAAGGGTCGAGACCACGTGGGTGTGTCCAAACTACTCGAGGCTTTCATCGAGAAGTTCCCGCGGTTCGCGAACATGGACGAACAACACGACGTCCAGGAGGCGGTGCTCTGCATCGTCGACATTTTGGAACGGTCCGTCCCGGAAATCAAACCGTGGTTTTACGGTAAGAAGACGCAGGAGACGGTTTGGCCCACGGGGAAATCCACGAGTGAAGAGGATTTCAGCGTGCACTTGGTGACGTCGTCGAGGTCTAAGGATATGGGCCAGATTTTGGCAAAGAGTACCGACTGGAACGTCATAGAGAATTACGTCGACGACGACGGGAAGCGGCATAACCTGGCGACGACGCGCATGGTCTTCTCGGAGCTGCCCCGCGTGCTCATGATATCCTTCGATAAGAAGAGTCACGTCCAGATCCTCAAGAAACTCGTCATCGGGGACAGTCAGTACGATCTCATCTCCACGGCGGTGCACGTGGGCGAACAGGACGACGGGCACTACGTGTCCTTCGTCAAGAGGAAAAACAAGTGGCTGTTCATAAACGACGATCACGTGGAGGAATACGACCCGCCGGAACAGGCGTCGTATTATTTTATGGTCTACAATCTAAAAACTCCTTCATCTCAATGTTCTCCTTGATGTTGACGATCGTTCGGTAGAACGTTCGCCTGTTGTTCGGGTAGGTCTTATCCGTCCTTCGCTTCAGGGGCCGCCACCACATGGGCGATTCCCACGTGACGTACTCGCACTCCACGATCGCGCCGTCCTCCATCCACGGTTTCGCCTCGAACCGTCCGTGCGGTATTTCCGATTCGAAAAACAGTTTCCCCTTTTCCTGTACGTACAGACGCCAAGTCGGTTCTCCCTTTTGAAATCCCGGCGTTTCTCGCGACGGCTCCCACCGCGCGAGAAAGTCGACCGTGTTCTTATCGCGCGGTTTCCATTTAAACATCGTCTCGTGCGTCCCTATGCGTATCGGTTCGTAGACCGGCGTGAACACCAGGCCGTCCATCCTTTGCGTGACAGTCGGGAGGTACTCGTTCATGAACGTTTTGAATTCGCGCATCGGGTGGAACTTCTTACACTTGAGGCGGTACGGATCGGTTTTCATGCATATCATACCCTTCATCATGGCTTTGGCGGCGTCCATGCGTTTGTGCAGATCGAGGTTCCACACCGACTCACCGCACACCCGAACCGCGTCGTATACCATGAGCACGTTCTCGTAGAGTTCACCGTCGAGGATCGTGCCTTCGTACGCGGCTTTCTTCAGGTTTAACGGAATCTCGGTAACCTTGAACGATCGGTTCACCAAGAGAGTCTTCTTCTTTCCCTCGTACGTGATGGCGACCAACATGTGTCGCTCGCCGTCGGTCTTTTCGCATACCACATATTCCCCATTTTTCAGGATCGGGAAGTGTTGTCTCTCGATCGAGACGGGTTGGGGGCCGGGAAAATACTCTTTGGATCCCCAGACCTTGTGAATGTACGTCACCACAAACTGTTCCATGTGTTATGAGCGTGCGGTATCTTTAACTCCTCTTCCGTTTCTTTGCAGCACTCCGTTGGACAAGGGAAGCCAGTCTCGTTGCACGTTCCGCGTTCCGGTGAATTTTAGTCCTCACCTGACTTCCACGAACAACTTTTTGTATTTTGGTGGCCGCGCGCGTTCGGGGGAGATCGAGTATCACAAAATCTATATTCGAACGTTTCATCATTCCACGCGTGTTCGGTAATAGAAACGGGTTCTTAAACAGGGTGAAGTTCCCAGCTTTATTAAAGGCGTCGGTCATGCTCATTCGTGCGACGTTGCGAAACGTTTGAGGTGACACGTACCTAGAGTGGGTTTTACTATTCAACTTCCATGATAGTTTGACCGCCTTGTCGCCATTCGCAAAATTCGAAAACATGATTTCGTTCCTGGGTGCGTTCTTCAGTGTAACTTTGCTCCACTGAATGCGTTTATTGTTCTTGTTCCTGTTTTGGTTCTTTTTCACGCGTGTTGTATTTGCCTTGTACGCCCCGGAGTTGCTATGACGACTGTTACTGTTTGACCCCGAGTTGGAGTTTGAATTGGACCCTGAGTTGGAGTTGGAGTTACTGTTTGACCCTGTGTTATGGTATACATACCTATCGACCCGAGTAACGTTATCCGGGTCAAAACCCCGAATTCTGCGCCGCATTGGATCTATCCCGGTCGACCCTAAACCTGCATTACCAATGAATCTGAATTGGGGTACGGTTAACATCCCCCCACCCGGCACAGACCGTAACCCTCTGTACCACGTCTGCATCCCGAAATACATGTGGTGATTGTGGCTGTTAATGTTTCTATTACCGCTATAGGCTTCCGACCCGAAGAACGTGTACAGCACCCAGTCGAAATCCCAGTCGAAAAAATCGCTTAAACTGTCGAACTTTCCGGGCACAGCTGTAGAAAGGTACTCCCTGATATATCTCAACCTGCTATCCCTGCGGGAGTAACCCCGGGAGTTATACCCGTTCTTACTCTGCGAACTAAAAGGTCCCCGCCGTCCTTCCGTCATGATGCGCCGAGGTTCAGGGAGGCTGGCCACCGCGTTCGCAAAAGCGAGAGGATCGTGCCTAAACTCCCTCGCCATATTGGGGTCATAGATTTTCATAAAAACCATCAGAAACTGTAAGTCTATACTGCGTAAACGTATATCCAGCTTGTGGGCGAGGCGAGCAATCTTCTGCACAGCATGCCAGTCCCTCTTCGCCTGAGACCAAGAGGTGGGGAACGAATGATTAGGGTTTCGGGTTTGATATAACGCATACCGATCCAGGGGTATAGAATGATCAGCCGTAATATAATCTCTTACCTGCTGGTACCCAGGCCTGTTTGAGGTTCGAATTGCCCTGAACATGGCTATAATTTTTTCTAGTCGGGACATGTTAGACGGCAAATTAGGGGGATTGCTAGGGGATACTGTCATTATATTAAATACAACAAAAAAAAACCCACTTATGCGTTCACTTTCACACTCGCCGCGTTCAGAATATTACTGACGCACTCATGCGCATAGGTTTGGATGAGCCTCGCGCCGGAGTAGGCAAACACCTTGACACCCTGTTCCTTGAAATCTTCGAACATGTTGGGTCGAAGTCGCCATTTCTTCTTCTTGATTTGTTTGACCACCGTTCGAGGCATCATAACCCATACCTTCGCGTCCGTGGAGGCGACGTGGTAAAAGTGCGGTGCGGTCTTTTTACCGAGGACGGTATCGAATTCGAGTCCCATCTGCGAGGCCGCTTCCATCGACCCGTTACGTACCTTATCCTTGAACATGTCCCAATTAATACCTTGCTTCACGCCGGGGAAGACGACCAAACCGGCGTTTTCGTTAATCTCCAACGCCTTCTCCAAGGAAGTTTCATCCACCCCGATCCCGAAATCAATAAAGAGGATTCGGTCGTAGACTTTCATGCACTGCTCGATCATCGCCGCTTTCTCGAACGGGTCGTCGTTGACGTACAAGATCTGGTGGTCCACACTGTTCTGCACGCATAGGATGTTGAGTTTGAGGACGGTGTGCAGAGTCTTGACGTGGCACGCTTTTGATCGAGTGACGAGTACGGACACGAGCTTCATATCTTAACGTCGAATTTAAACCTTAAGTCTATCGTCTAAACACGCGCTGAATGGAAGGTTCCCCACGTGCCCGAGCGTGGTGTTCACGTCGGCGTAAATTTTACCGCCCGCCTGTTGCCACCGTCGGCAGAAGGCGTAATCTTCGGAGAGGTACCGCTTGGATTCCGGATCGATCATGCAATCGAAACACGCGTGATACTCGTCGAAATCCCTATTTTGGTGGTCGTTCTTACACCACAGCTCGGGGAACTTTTCCTCGAGCTTCTTGAATACCGAACGGTGAATGCACATGAACCCCGTGGGACCGTCTAAAATTTCCACGAACCCGTTTTCTATCGAACGCTTCGCCGCGCCTATGTTGACGACGAGACTCGATGAGAGCATCGCCATATCTCGGTCGTCACCGTTTCGTACGGCGGCAGCGGCTTGGTCCCACATGACAACTTTCTTGGGGTAACACGCCACCGACAACTCATGCCCCGACCGAACGAGACGCACGACGGCGGCTGGATCGAAATGGACATCCGCGTCGATAAACATGAGGTACTCGCAATCCGTCTTCTGCATAAACCGGCCCACACTCACATTACGCGCTCGGTGAACGAGCGATTCGTTTTCTGTCGTGTCGATCATGAGTTGAATTTTCTCTCTCATCATCAGCATCTGTAATTTTATCACGGCGGACGCGTACTTCTCCAGACATAACCCGCCGTAGCACGGGGTGGAGAGGAACACTTTCGTCATGTACATGGCACGTCTCTATGTTTTAAGCTTATTAAATCCCATTTGCCTCATCCTATTGGTTGGAGGCCTCCTCGACCGCGGCGGTGCGGGTGATTGCCATGAATTTCTGGGTGTCGTCGGTGTCATCTGAGTCCTAATCCTCGGGCGAAACGGTGGAGGCTTTTGTGTTGAGAGGAAAGAGTGTCGCAGGACTTTTTTGAAGCTCGGGAGATGCCTGGTGTGATTCATCCCGATCTTAAGTCGGTAATTCACCGCGTATTTACTGTTCTGCTTGCGATATTCCTGGTCCGGAATGAGATCCTTGATGAATTCCTGAACCTTTATGTATCCGGTGGTCGTGTCGAACACGACGCCCACCAAGAAATAATACAGATCGAACAAGGGGTGGCTTCTCTTTCCGTTGATGCCGTCCTCTACATACGTACTGTTATTGATCCACGGGTTAGAAATTCCAGGCATTTTTGTCATGCCGAAATCTATGATCACCGGCTCCAAACCCTCGTTGGATCTCTTGTACACTTCACCGTCGATGTTGACACGAATGTCCCTGACGGGAACTTTCCTGATGAATATGTTTCCACCGTGTAAATCGTGGTGCCTGAACCCGGGTTTCAACTTGTGCATTTTATACAGGTACAACATGACTTGGAGTATCACGCTCTTGACCTTCTCTAAAACCGGCATGTCTCGTATCCAATCGGAGAAAGTCTGACCCGAGATGTACTCCATGTAAAGCATGTCCCTTCCGTCACACTTTTTAGCGAGGTACATGTTCGGGACTTTCACTCCGTAACTTTTCAGTTTCTTCGCAACTTCGTACTCGTATTTGGCCATGCCCGTGTAGTCACCGTTCTTGACGGCGATGTTCTTGTACGCGATGAACCTCCTACCGTTCCTGTTAAGGGAAGCCTTAAACACTTTTCCGTACATCCCCTCTGAAAGTTTTTTGATTTTATGTAAATGATTCTTTGGAGCGCATGCCTTGTTGTTGTTCAAAAGTCTTTGAAGGTTATTGCCTGTGTTACGTACCTTTTTCGTGCGCCAGGCGCTCTGAATCTTGGTCGCGGCGCCTGCGTTACGTACCTTTTTCGTGCGCCAGGCTCTCTGAATCTTGGTCGCGGCGCTCTTCACTGGTTTCATTTTTTTTTTCGCGGAGCGGATCTGATTTACCGTCGGCATATAATATTACAAAATATTTAAATGTTTTCTAATTAGATTTTCAATCTTGTTGAGAGTGGGAACTGAGACGGAGCACTTCTCACACATCTCGTTCTTCGGCACGCGGTGGCCGATGACGATGTAGATGATGGCTGACGCCACACTGTTGGGGGTCTTGCTCATCAGGTCCACGCAGTCGTTCGTCATGTCGCACAACTTCATACACTCGAGGCGTTCCTCGCGCGTCACCTCGAAAGCGTTCAGAATGCGCTGCATGACGTCGTATGCCTTTGTCACGTAGTTCTTCTTCGTCGCGCCTTCGATGTTATCCTTGAAAATTTGGGTCGTTCTCGAAATATCCCTCGACTGTATGCCGAACATGTCGGCGATCTCCTTCGTCGTCCTGGGATGTTTCGCCAGCCTGCACGCGTACAGAACGCAGTTGGCTTTGATCCCGAGCCGAACCGCACCGCGCGTGAGCTTCTCCTCGTTGAATTTTTTGTACATGTGTTTAGCATCCTTGCGAACGCACTCAGGCAGGATGTGGCACGCCTCGTCCATTTCCCTGTACGCGTGGTACAGGGACCGATCCTTGTGGTTCATGGACATGTGAAAGTTTATCTTCGCCATGCGCTTGTGCTCGTAGGTGGCTTTCCCCTTGATGACTGTCCCCTTACCCCAGTTATCGGAGAAGAGGTCGGCGTTTGTGGTGGGGATCCCGCACCTCGCCGGGTCGTTGACCCTACCGTCGGAGGTCATCCCACTAGTCCATTCCGCGGTGTCTTCTATGAAGTTGTCCTCGACGAGACCACACTCTGAACAGACTGGCAGGCCCTCCGGGCTGATGACCTTCACACCCGAACATTCCCGGCAAAAATGTATACTCACTGGCTTTGTGTCTTTGTTTTTGTTCAGTAAGGTGTCCACCTGGGACCAAATTGTAGCCAGCATCTTTGTTTTGATGTAAGTATATTATTCACTTAGGTTTCTGGCGCGCTCGCGATTTTCGATGAGGTCCACCGTCTCCTTAAAACTTCGGCCACCTGAGGTTGACGGTTCCCACTCGTTCCACGCCGCGTCCACCTCTTTGTGATCTATGGGCAATCCCTCGACCTCGGCGTCCGAAACGATGAACCCGCTCAGTGACGTGTCTGAACCCGAATCGCCTTCGTCGTAGATGTCGCTGTCGTCGTCCATGGGATTTATCTCAGAGAAATAGGCGAACATGTTACTCCCGAGGGATTTAAGGTCTAGGTCCTCGAACGTGGTCCCTGTCGGGTAATGTTCCATCACACTCTCGTAAGGGGCGGGGCACATCTCGTCGTCGTCGAGTCTGTACACACAAGCGGACTTGTAGTGCATTTCGGTCGGGTATAGGTAATGCATCCCGAGGGTTCGGCCGGTGTTCGCCGCCACCAGGCCGTACGTTTCCTCCTCGATCCCGTCTTCGCTGACTAGTATTTTGACTATGTCGTTTCGGTTAATCTCTTTTGGCATGAGCATGCTTAAAAAAATCAGGCAAAAAATTATCGAGGATAATATCACAGCAGATGAAAGTTATTATTTATTCGAAGGAAGGGTGCGACTATTGCGACCACGCGGCGAGACTATGCGAGTCGGAGAATCTCGAGTACGAGAAGATCATGGTCGACGGGGAAGAGTTAAAATCCCTATGCGGGAAAACAGTCGCGACCTACCCTCAAATATGTATTAACGGAAATCACATCGGGACGTACTTTGACTTTCAGGATTTCATGACAGATGAATACGAACCCATCCTGGAGGAAACGTTGGACCGTTTCACGGTGTTCCCCCTGCAGTACCGTGAGCTATGGGAACTGTACAAGAAGGCACAAATGTCCAACTGGACCGCCGAAGAGGTCGACCTGAGTAAAGACCTCGACGATTGGGGAACCCTAAACGATAACGAACGGAAATTCATCAAGTACATCCTGGCGTTCTTCGCTGGCAGTGACGGTATAGTCTTCGAGAATATCAACAACAATTTCGCCGACGAGGTTCAAATTTCAGAGGCGCGCTCTTTCTACGCGTACCAGTCACACAACGAGATGATTCACGGCGAAACCTACAGCAAACTCATCGACAAGTACATCAAGGACCCTGCCGAGAAGAAACATCTCTTCAAAGCTGTCAGCACCGTCCCCTGTATCAAGCAGAAGGCGGACTGGGCCCTGAAATGGTTCGAAAAGTCTCGTCCCTTCGCCGAACGCCTCTTCGCGTTCGCCTGTGTCGAGGGTATCTTCTTTTCGGGTTCGTTCTGTGCGATATTTTGGCTCAAGAAACGGGGACTCATGCCCGGTCTGTGTTTCAGTAACGAGTTGATCTCTCGCGACGAGGGGCTTCACCAGGAGTTCGCTGTGGAACTATTCAAACTCCTGAGAAACAAACCGTCAAAGGAAACCCTCCAATCTATCGTTAAGGAGGCGGTCGCGATCGAGAAGGCGTTCATCACCGATGCCCTCCCGTGTAATCTGATCGGCATGAACTCCGAGAAAATGTCTGAATATATCGAGTATGTCTCAGATCGTCTGCTTAAGCAGATTGGACAATCCCCAATTTGGGGGTCTAAAAACCCCTTTGACTTTATGGAAAATATCTCTTTGGACGGCAAGACCAACTTTTTCGAAAAGAGGGTGGGAGACTACGGTAAACTCGACGACGACGCCGAGGATATAGGTTTCGACGAAGAATTTTAAAAACTATTTGAAAATTGTGTCAAAAGTACCGAAAGGTGCGATCACGTAATTCTCGGTTTCCCCGGTTTCGATCGGTTCGTCATCCTCTACGACCACCTCGGGTTCCTCCTCCGCGGCAGGACCTGGAGCTGGACCGGCGGTGGTGACTGTGGTGGTTGTACTGGACGACGACCGCATGGAGGACACGCAACATGCGATACTCGATCCTACGGTCAAAAATCCGACCACGTAAAAGAACGACATTTATTATACCTGTATATAATAAATGCCCACACCGAAAAAAACGAAAAATGCCAAGAACGCGATCCGGTCTTTCAATAAGAGGATGACATCCAAACTGCCGAAGGTCAGGACGGTGCGGAATTACACTCGCCCAATCTCACGTGTTGAGATCGCCAAAATGATGCGTCTCGCTGCGCGGGCGCGGAAGACCAAAAGGAACCGTTAACCGAATAAGGTTCCCTGCGGGGAGATATCCAAAGATCCCAGGATCACGCCGCTATCCTGTAATTCAATCTGTTCCTCTGCGAAACCCGGTTCCGGATTCGGTGCATCCACCATATCCGGTTGCGTCAGCAGCTTCTTTTCCCCCTTCTTGCCACCCCCGCACCCGCAATCACCCTTCTTCTTCTTGGGTGGTTCTGGTCTGATGTTCATCATACCCCAAACCACGAGGATGAACACGACGGTGTGAAGGAGAAGACCCACGGTCGATGGGCACCCCGTCGGCGTCGCGATGCGCGAGCCGAAGACCGAACGCATGAGACGAAAGGTTTCGGGGTTGGCGATCACGAAAAACGTGAGACCCGAGATGATACTGGTGATAAGTTTTTCCTCCTGCTTGCGGCCGTTGCAGCCGCATCCACAGTCTTTGAAAATACCCATGTTTTTATAATAGGTTGTGAAAAAAATCCCGGTAAAAACTAAGTATGATGATCCTCGGTGGAATCGTTTTCCTGTTGATCCTGGTGATGGTTTTCTTCATTTCCAGGCAAAACGCAGCACAGCGACAGGAGATCAAGCAGATGGAACTCGATGCCGAAGCTGCGGCGTAAAAGCCGCAGCCGCGTATGAGCGATTCAGTGATCACACTGATGGAGCCGGAACCCACCGATGATCCCATGCCCGGTGACACCCAGGTGTCCCGGGTTGCCGCTCCGGCTCCAGCTCCGGCTCCAGCTCCGGCTCCAGCTCCGGCTCCAGCTCCGGCTCCTGCCCCTGCCCCTGCTCCTGCTCCGGCTCCTGCCCCTGCCCCTGCCCCTGCTCCTGCTCCTGCTCCTGCTCCTGCTCCTGCCCCGAACCACTCGACGAACGGAAGGTGTGGTCATGCCGGCAATAATAATAAGAGGTGCCCAGGCAAACAGTGTTGCAGTCCCAGTTACTGGTGTGCTGGTAACCAAGTGGAGTATTCCGCTTGGTGTAAATACAAAGACGGGAAGGGGGGGTACAGGGGGGTCAGTAGCGGTGGGTACGATGGACAGGGTTAAAGACAAGGCACCTTGTATAGATATAACCAACTAAAATGTCGCTCTCTATCCAACAATCCACCGATTTCGTCCCCACCACCGTTCAGTTCTCGAAGCTTCGTAAGAACAAGAACGGCGGTAAGGCAGTCTACCTCAACGCAGGCGATAACAAAAAGGTGTACCTTCAACTCCCTTTTATGCGGTCTCCGTACGGCCTTTCGGCGTTCACCGACGAATCGAGCGGACGAACTTCCTACTCGCTCGACCTTTCGTTCGATGCTGAAAACGCCGAGGCGATGGATCTGCACAACAAGCTCACCGAGCTGGACGATATCATCGTGAACACCGTCGCCGCCAATTCTAAAGAATGGATGGGCAAGGAGTTCAACGTCGCCGTTCTCAAGGAGGCACTCTACAAGCCTATGGTTCGTCCGGGCAAGGAACAGTACCCCGCGACGATCAAGCTCAAGATCCAGACCAAGCCCGACGGCACCTTCGTCCCGGAATGTTACAGCATGAACAAGGAACAGGTCACCCTCGACTCGATCGAAAAGGGTCAAAAGGCTATGGCCATCGTCGACCTGAACCAGATCTGGTTCATCGATAACAAGTTCGGCGTCACCATCCGACTTCAGCAGGCTCTGTTTGAGGAGTCCACCAAGCTTCCTTCCTTCGCGTTCCAGGGAGTTACCTTCCCCGGCGCCGCCGCTGCCACCGAAGAGGAAGACGACGACGATGAACTCGAGGTTGACGTGGACGAAGATCACTAAATTTAAATTCACCGCACATGACCGCGTACAAAATTAGATCCTGATGATGTAATGAATAATGAAGATACGTCCAATAAAATTCTTAGTTTAGTGTATAATGGATTGCTCCGTGTCAACTGTTAAGGTCACGGACGAAACAGGTGCCTCTCGAGGTGTCGAAATCGTTCCCAGCGGGTGTGAACCAGTCAGCGAGGATGTCTGCAAATCTGGGTTCATGGCACCTGCCGAGAACGTATCGTTCCCCCAAAACGCGCTTAAACAATGTTGCAAATGCCGGAAAGGTGAGACGTGTGCCCTGTGTGCGGACCCGTCGGCGTGTACTGACGAAGAGAAGGAAAAATTCGTCGGGATCAAGGATTGTTTTGGTATGGTCGAACCTGAAGAGGAAGAGGAAGAGGAAGAGACCGAGGCAGAAGCTGAGGCTGGGTCAGTTGTGGAGACCGCGACCGCGACCGAGGTGGAAACCAAAAGTTCGGGGATGTTCATGTATTACGCGATAAGCGCGTGTTGTGTCATTTCAATCGTGGTGTTCATGATGTCCAGGGGGGGAGGCCGTAGAAATAATATGATGTACTAATAATAATGAAACTCCGTGTACTCGCCGTCATCGTCATCGCGATCATCGTACTCGTCACCGTGATGAATAAGGCATCGTCGTCCAACTATACTGTTTACGGTACTAAAGGGTGTCCCTGGTGTCGTAAACAGATAGAATATTTCGAAAAGAACGGGACGTCATTCAAATTCGTCGATTGCAACAAGCAATCGTGTAAGGGTATGGATGCGTTCCCGACTATCATCTCTCCCTCTGGTGAAAAGAGCGTTGGGTACAAAGAATTTTAGATGCCGCGGATGACCTGCATGGAGATGGACAGGATGAACGCGTCCAGCATGCTGGAGATCGGCTTAAGGATAGAAATGTGCTTGGAGAGGGAACGGTTCCACACGAGGCGGAGAATGAAGGTGGAGATGAGGATGTTCAGAAGGAGAACGAGGATCTCCTTGACGACTTCGGACCGGTTACGGGACTTGGTGAAGATTTCCTGGAGCATTTTACTATAAATTGAGATTTTATTTCCTGGGTTAAAGTAAGATGAAGGTGAAAACGCTCCCCCTGAGCGGTTCGGAATCACGGTACACGACCAAGCGGTGGGGTTCGAAACGCGGCATCGGGAATAATAATTGTTATGCATACGCCATCGGCGATTATGAATCGTACCGTTGGCAGAAGGCGATTCCAGGGGACCGATCCGGTCTGTCGGGTTTGAACCATACGTACACGCACTGTACTGATCTTCCTCGGCGCGTTATTTCCGATAACCCGAAAAGGGTCTATAAGACGGACGCCGCCACAAAGTGTAAGCGCGGGTACTTCAAAATGATGATGTTCGTTTCGCCTGGACGACCGATGAATTACATTCGTCAGGGCGATTTCCATTTTTACAAGCAACACGGCGTCGTGGAGTACAAGGTGAAAAAGGGAGATACGGTCAAATCGGTCTCTAAGTTTTTCAAGGTTCCCGAGACCCGGATCAAACGTGCCGGTCAATTTAAGGTGGGTAAGCGTCTCGTCTTCAAGAGTAATTTGTGGAGCCACAAGCGTGGTTGGGCCACCGGTCCTCTCCTGACGGACGCGAAGGGAAAAATCATCAAAGATCCTCGTAAGGCTTCGAGGGATTACCCTGGGTTAAACTATGAGCGGTACTGTAGTTCATTCTGTGTCAAGAATAGAGGGATCAAGGTCGGTAAGACTCATGCCAAGGTCGGCCAGAAGCGACTCTAAATCTAGAAGTTCTTCTACGTCGAAGTTTACATCAAAAATGTCAAGGACGTTTAGCACGTTCTGCTCACTCAATACCACGGCGTTCGCCGCCGCCGTGATATTGTTCGTTATAGATACTGTCACTTTAAACTTGGAACCGTCGAATACTTTTCGGCACATCGGGCAGGTGTTCTTACCTTGTTCTTTCCATGCTTCGAGGCAAGATGTGTGAAAGACGTGTCCGCACCGGAGCGGGGGGTTCGCCCGCGTCGGTCGGACCTCGTTCAAACAAATTGAACATGTCGGCATCCTATTTTACAAATCTAAATCTTTTTTTGGTCTAGTACGCGTTTGGGGTCTTGAGGAGAGGCTTATCGCAGGTGTTGCACTTCCCTGTACCCTGCTCCGCCTGCACGGCAGCCATGATCTCCGGGCCCTGCTTCTGGAGAAGCTGGCGGAATGAATAGTTGTCCTCGAGGGAGATCCCATTGTTCTTCATGATATGGTTGTTCAGAAGCTGGATGGAGGACTGAACGGTGAAGCAACGGCCATCGGCCATACCGAGTCGTTGAGACATTTTATTATTACCCTAGAATTTAATTTGGCGGTTGGTCAGCGTTCGTAACCACGATTGAAATCCTTTGGTCCTGAGGTGTTCCACCATCGGTCCACACCTGTACCCGAGGAAAATATCGAACACGTCCTTCTGTTCCGTTGGTGTCACGCGAATCTCGTCATTCTCGTTGATGTGGTCGTTGATGATGTTGTACGCGAACGCGATCTCCTTCAGGGTTTCGGCACCTGTGATGATGATCTTCCCGGTTGAGAAAATCGAGGTGGTGATTTCCTTCATATCTTCTGAGGGTTTGAACTTGATTTTAACAGCTGAATACCGATCCGGCTCGAAGCTCACTTTGAAAATGTCACCGAAATTTTCAAACCAATCGGCCACCTTATGAAGATTGACGGTGTAGTTGAGAGAGAAATTTGAATTTATCATGACGACCCTGTACGCGTCGGTCGGTATTTCTTGCTGAATTCCCAAAAAAACTTTGAGTATGTGCGCCAGTTGAACGATGACTCTCTTACAGTCGAAGAGATCACAACACCCCGCGACTTGGACTGAACCGTTGGGAAACACCTTCACAGATTTCGTGCTGTACGTATCGTTGTAGGTGAGGGTGACCTGGTTGTAGAAAGTGGTCGGTTTCAACTTCCATTCAAACCCCTCGGTTTTCGAACTCGCCCGCTTCATTTTGTACGAGCCGATCATTTCGAAGACGGTCCGTAATTTTTTTATATCGACGCTGTGACCGATTTTGGAGACCATCGTGATTGTGGTGATTTTTACCCACGACGGCCTCAATTTTTCTGGCAAATTCCCGCGTATGTCATCGAGCGTCAACAAATACGAAAAGGAATTGTTCGCGATCGATGAGTACATTTTGTGTGGGAAATATTTAAAGAATAACATTCACTTAGGTTTCCATTTTGCAACACGTGTAATCGTAGCGGTACACTGATTTACCGCCGGGAGCGGGAAACGGCGGGATGACGGTGCCGTCCTCGGCTGTCGCACCCGCCTTGAGTTGGAATCTGGTGAGCACCTGGTTGTCGCCGGGACACTTGACGTCCATCCCCTGGAGTCCCATGGCGCCGTCCGTGACGAGGTCCTCCGGTTTGAGCGCCCCGCTCGTCGTCTCGTAGTTCTGACACTGCCCGCTCGTGGGCGCGGCGAGGCATTTATACAGGTACTGGGTGGTATTTTCGTAATGATTACTGGGGTTCACTATATAGTCATACCTGAACTGACTGATGGGCGTTTCACCGAAGGTATCCATTTCCGTACTACCGTCTCGTCCCCTCCCTTTCCCGATACCGCCGAGATCGCACCGAACGTTGTGCCTGTACATGGTGCGCATATCGATTTTGGCATCCATGATTTTATCTCCGAGGGACGCCTTATTCACTATTTGCGTCTTTTGAGTATCGTCGAAAACCTTGGCGTCGATACCGCCTAAGCACGTGTAGTCGTACTTGTAGAGCCCGCCGTTGCAGCTCGTCAATTTAAACTGTTTGACACTGTTCCGCCCACAATCGACTTTCATCGCGAGATCGTGGATGTTCGCCGTGCACGGCGTTGACCTACGATCCTCGTAATAATTTTTTCGTCGGCGAAGTGAAAGTAAATCTGACATGTCCTCAGCTTCGTTCTCGGCGCCCTGGTCAAAGATCGCCTGCTGTGCCTCGTCCTCCTTGTCGTACGCCGAAACTTGGTTCCTTAACATCTGGAGTTCTTTCTCCCCGTCAGTTCCTTCTCCACCTGTGATCATCTTTTTGTCGGGCTTGAGGTACAAGTACACCGGCGACGCGCAACATATCACCGAGGAAAGGCCCACCACGAGCACCGCAGCTGCGGCCATATAGTATACTTAGAGAAAAGAATTGTTTACCTACCATATGCCGTCGTTCATTCGCGATGCCACGCACGTCCACGACATCGATGCGGACCTGGATTATGTTGAAATCACGTACAAAAAACAGAAACGCACCTACACTGATTATATCAACACCGAACCCCTCGGTTGGACCCGAATCTCCTGTACTGCGAACTACTACAGGTTTTTAGATGCGATGGTCGTCAAGACTGTGGAGGTTCTGCAGCGCATGGCCGAGTTGGCCCTCGAGGATATTTTGCACGACGAGCACGAGCCCAGGTTATGGGTCAGACTGATGCACGCCGTCCGAATTCTAGATCCCACGTTTCAACCACCTCGTATTGATATGGAAAGTGCTTGGCAAGTGGAGTTCATCGCCGAATCATGTAAAAAGTATATTCCGTCTGCGATCTATACCTGCATTTCGAAAAAGCGACTGTCGTATTTTAACGACGTAATGCAAAGACTAGCGCGAGAAGAATGAGCACGACGAGCGCGATTTTCGTCGAGTCGGGGGTATTCCTCGAAACGCCCACTGTAACGACCTTGGGCTTTCGGCACGAGACGCCGTAGTCGATGTTGCGCTTCGGGTGGATCACCTTGTTCATGACGTTCTGTTCCGCCTGCTCCGCGCAGAGGTTCGTGGCGCAGAACGGGCTTTTACTGGTCTTGTAAATCTCATCGACGCCGACCTTATCGAGAAGTCTCTGCTCAGTGTCGCTGGGCCTATCCCTGGTGATGCCGTCCTTCGAGTAGTACTGTGATATTTCAGTCCTGTCCGTCTGTCGGATACCGCCTGGGAGGCTGAATTCGTGCACGACGAACGGGTTGATCTTATCGATGGAATCTTGTTCGTTCATCATCTTGTTATTAACTCAGATAAAATTTTTGGTTCATTTTGGATTGGTGTTCGAGCCACATCTTGTCGAGGTCCACGTTGAGCATGTGGGCCAGTTGGAATAGGTAACTGAAGACGTCTCCCATCTCTACCATGACGTCCGTTCCTCGATCCTTCTTCAGGTTTGTTTTCTTGAACGTCCTCTTGTACTGACGGATCGCCGACGCAAGTTCGCCGACCTCCTCCGTCAATAGAAGCCATACGGTATCCACGGCGGCGCGGTCCCACCCCTTCTTCTCACAGATTCTCTTCGTCTCACACTTATAGTAGTTCAGACTCATGTTTGCTTATTCATCTTACGGACCTACTCTTTAATTACATACCAATCTGATTGCGAGGGAGTTTCTTTCCAGCGGTGCTGGTGTTGACCGGTCGGTCAATGGGTTCGGCGATCGTGTCGATCTCCCTGGCGTAGGCCATGTACTGGGACACGCCGGTTTGGACCTGGGTGAGGGAACTGTCGATGACGCGGACGTTGAGGTCCCTCACCTGATTGTTCACGTTTTGGTAGTGGTCGCCGGAGTTACTGATGAACACGGCGCGCATGATGCTGTACAGGTCGTCGGGGTTTTGGTAGTCTATGGCGATACCCGTTCGGTTCTTAAAGGTTTGGCGGATCCCGCGCTGGATGAGATCCTTGTTGACCGCAGAGAAAAACAGCTTGTTGAGTGGCGTCTCGCACTGCTTCAGAGAATCGAGGTGAAGCATTGTTACTATAGTCGAACAAAAAAATATATGTAAATATTAAAATGCTGAGTCCCATTGACTTTTCTGATTTCGATTCCAAGCCGACTATCGTGGAAGATATCTCGTGCAAATCCCCAGCCTGCTTCATCGGGTCGTACCCCCCGGTATCGAAGCCCGGCGAAACCGGTCCGTACTACGTGAACACGTACCTCACCCAGCCGGATCGCCGATTTGAAACCCTGGGTCCGGCCACCGTCAGGAGTGGGGACCTCGAGAAGTGCATGAAGTAATATAAAAATAAATTGAGCAGTGTAGATATAAAAGGATGAGGGTCACAAAACGCTCTGGTCGTGTTGAGGATATGCGCTTCGATAACGTCACCACCAGGATCAAGAATTTATCATACGGACTCTCTCCGAATGTCGACTCCTCGAAGATCGCACAGCAGGTTTTCTCCTCCATGTACGATGAGATCACCACCCAGGAGATCGACACTTTGTCGGCCGAGATCTGCGTCGGTATGATCACGTCCGATCCCGACTACGAAGTCCTCGCGACCCGAATCACCGCCAGTAACATCCACAAGGTGTGCCCCAACAACTTCCACCTCGCCATGCGCAAACTCCAAAAGGCGGGGATCATCACAGACGAGGTCGTCGAGGTGGCCCAGCAGGTCAAGGAACATATCAAAAACGACCGTGATTTCGAGTTCGGGTACTTCGGGATTAAGACGCTCGAGAAGGGCTACCTTCAGAGGGCCAGCGGCAAACTCATCGAGACCCCGCAGTACATGTTCATGCGCGTCGCCATAGGCATCCACGGCAAGGACGTCCCCGCGGTTCTCGAAACGTACGATAAGATGTCCCTGGGGTACTTCATCCACGCGACACCCACACTCTTCAACGCGGGTACGCCCCGGCCCCAGATGAGCTCGTGTTTCCTGATCGCGAACAAGGCTGACTCCATCGACGGCATTTACGGTACATTGACTGAATGCGCGCAGATCAGCAAATGGGCTGGTGGAATCGGGATGCACATCCACAACGTTCGAGCGAATAAGTCCCACATCAAAGGCACGAACGGCCAATCCGACGGTATCATTCCCATGCTCCGCGTGTTCAACGCGACCGCGCGGTACGTCAACCAGGCCGGTCGCCGCAAGGGGTCCATCGCCGTCTACGTCGAGCCGTGGCACGCCGATATCATGGATTTCCTCGAACTTCGTCTCAACCAAGGCGACGAGGAGGCGCGGTGCCGCGATCTTTTCTCAGCCATGTGGATCCCCGACCTCTTCATGAAGCGCGTCGAGGAGGGCGGCGACTGGTCGTTGTTCTGTCCCGACAGGGCGCCCGGTCTTTCTGATTGCTACGGCGACGAGTTCGAAGCGCTCTACGCCAAGTACGAGGAAGAGGGACTGGCGAACGCGACCGTCCCGGCGGCTGACGTTTGGAAGGCTATCCTCAAATCTCAAACTGAGACTGGGACTCCGTACATGCTCTACAAAGATGCGTGTAACGCCAAGAGTAACCAGAAGAACCTGGGCGTCATCAAGTCATCAAATCTCTGTACCGAGATCATGGAGTACACCGACAAGGACGAAACTTCCGTCTGCAATCTCGCGTCGATCGCACTCCCGAAATATGTGAACAAGGAACTCAAGACGTTCGATTTCGCGAAGCTCCACGAAGTCACTAAGATCGTCACCAAAAACCTCAACCGGGTGATCGACCGCAACTTTTACCCCGTGGAAACAGCGAGGCGATCCAACATACGCCACCGTCCGATCGGTCTCGGGGTCCAGGGCCTCGCCGACGTGTTTATCCTGTGCGGTCTTCCCTTCGACTGCGAGGATTCGCGTACGCTGAACGCCCACATTTTCGAGACCATGTACCACGCCGCGTTGGAGGCTTCGTCTGAACTGGCTGAAGTTGACGGCTCGTACGATAGCTTCGCCGGGTCGCCCGCCTCGGAGGGGATCCTCCAGCCCGACATGTGGACGGGGGACGTGAAGTTTAGCGGTCGCTACGATTGGGACGCCATGCGCGAGCGCGTCAAGATGAAGGGTCTTCGTAACTCTCTCCTGATGGCACCCATGCCCACGGCGTCCACTGCGCAGATCCTGGGGAACAACGAGTGCTTCGAACCGTACACGACCAATATTTATCTCAGGCGCACACTCGCCGGTGAGTTCGTCGTGGTGAACAAACACCTCGTGAACGACCTGAAAAATGTGGGTCTCTGGTCGAAGGATATGAAAGATCTCATGGTTAAAGCCGGCGGGTCCATACAGAACATAACAGATATTCCGGATGATATTAAGGAACTTTACAAAACTGTATGGGAAATTAGTCAAAAGTGTATCATCGAGATGGCGGCGGACCGCGGTAAATTTATCGATCAATCTCAATCTATGAACCTCTTCATGGAGAGCCCGACCCTTTCGAAGCTATCGAGCATGCACATGTACGCGTGGAAAGCCGGTCTGAAAACCGGTATGTATTACCTTCGTTCAAAGGCGAAGGCGCGACCCATCCAGTTCAGCTTAGAGCCGGATTGTGTGGCGTGTTCCGCTTAAAGTTTTGGGTCCTGGTATAAGTAAACAGGAACGATGGATAAGGCGGTCGAGAACCTCCAGATCAACGCGTACAACAACAAGCGCATCGTACTCGCCACGAAGCAAGGTACGCCCATGCGCGTCCAGTTCCCGCGCATGTACATGCCGTTCGGCGTGTCAGGGTTCGTCCCGGAGATCGGCCCGACCAAATACAACATCGATTTCGCCATCAAGGGGTTCGACGAGGAGGATAGTTACATGAACAGCTTTTACGAATCTATCCGAGCGCTCGAAAACAAGGTCATCGACGCTGTGGTCGATCAGAGCCAGGCGATCTTCGGGAACCCGATGACCAAGGAAGAGCTCCTCCCCATGTTTAATTCCAACGTGAAAGAAGCCCCCGGTCGCGAACCGAAGTTCCGCGTCAAGGTCGACACCACAGTTGACGACAGTATCAAGGCGAGCGTTTTCGACGCAGACAGGAACATCATACGAGACGAGGTCCGGAGCGGTCTCTACGCAAGAAACAGTGGCCACGCGATGGTTGAACTCAACAGCGTGTATTTCTTGAACAGAAAGTTCGGTCTGACGTGGAAACTTAACCAACTCGTCGTCTACGAGCCGCAAAACCTGAAAGGTTTCCAGTTTAAGATTTAGATTGTTTTAACAGCAGGATACTATACACCTTCTGAGCCTCCTTAAGAAGTTTTCCCTTCACCTTGGTGAACTTCTTTGGGTCTAAACCCAACTTGACCTTGGCGATTTTCACAGAGTCTTGCCATTTAACGAGCGACATTCTTCCTTACTAGTACCCCTGAAAATTTTTCGTGCTCACATCATTTCCTTGAACTTCTTCCCCTTCGTCTTCTTCGCTTCGGTGCGGTAAGCCCTGAACCCGTGATCCTTATCCATCAGGGACTTCTTGGTCGCCTTGGAAGCCTTCCTGGACTTGATCCGGCCGTCCTTGCGCCCCCTGAAGAGATCCTTCTTCTTGAGACCGTCCTTACCCCAGGTAGTCTTTTCCGCTGTGCCGTGGAAAACTTCAGCGCGAGAACCGATCGTTTTAACGAAACCCATTTTATATTACATTACGCGCGGAAAATATTTTTGATGTCGAGGATAGAAATCTTTTTCGCCGTCCTCCCCCCGGTCGGGATCTGGGTCTTGATCCTCTCGTCGTTCAAAACCTCCGAGCACACGATAGATTTGTGACCCTGGAGCGCCATCATCTCCTGCTCCACGCTGATGAATCTCGGACACTCTTTGTAAATCAATTTTTTGACGTGAACGGCATGGTTCTGACCCGTCCGATGACTCCGACCGACGGCCTGGAGTTCAGTCGCGGGGTTCCACGCCGGTGCGGTGATGTACACCCGCGTTGCCTCCTGAAGATTTAGACCCTGACCGCCGCACCGGATCTGGATCAAAAAAATGGAACCCGGCGGGGAGGCTTTGAACGCCTCGATCTGCTGGACACGCGTTTCCTTCGATACCGACCCGTCGATCCTGAAAACGCTGCGAATTTTAGCCCTAATCTTGTTCCGTTCAGCCGCGTCGGGATCGGCATCCAGCCCGCATCCCAGTAGACTGTCATCAGAATTGTAACCGTCCAGTTCTTCCGGAACGGCGGTGAGCTTCGTCTGGATGTGATTCATCTCACCCATGAACTGACAGAACACCAGTGCCTTTTCGCGCGGGTGCTCGTCCAAAAAGCCGAAAAGTGTCTCCATCTTATTCGACCGACCGGTCCACTTTTCGGGTTCGACGCCGTTCTTGCGCGCGACGCCGTCGTAGTACATCTGCGGCCAGACCATACACTGCCTGGCCCTCAGTAAACACTCCACGATGACCATGTTCTTGTAACTCGAGGTGCATTCCCTGAACGCCTCCTGGATAGTGTTCTGCGCGTCCTGGAACACGAACTCGTACAGGCATTTCTCCTCCTCGAACATGTCCAGCTCGATGTTCTCGAACGTACACGGCGGGAGTCGCAACCGCTCGTTAATCGCGGCGAGATCTTCCTTGGTTCTTCTCAGTATGTAATCGTCCTTGATCTTGCGTTGTTCCGCGAGCACGAAATTCCGATCGAGACCGAGAAACGTGCACAGCGACACGAAATCCTCCATCGAGTTGAAAACCGGTGTTCCGGTGACGATCCACCGAATTTCCGTTTTCAGGAGACACGTGTTTTTGTAAATTTTTGACCGTTTATTCCTGATCTCATGGGCCTCGTCGAGGATAATTCGATCCCAACGTGGAAAATGGAGCGGCGTTTTCGCTTCCGGTTTGCGACCCTTGGAACTGAGCACGGAATACGGCGCGATCGTCACCGTCCGCTTTTCCCGGTCGACCAGGAGCTCTTCGTCGAGCTGGCGCTTAGGGCCGTCAAAGACCTGCACCGTTAAGCTGGGCGCGAACCGCTTGATTTCCTGGACCCATTGCGTGATGATGGATTTGGGCACGATGAGTAAAGTCCGCTGTTTCGGGTTACCGAGCATCACCGTGATCAACTGAACCGTCTTACCCAACCCCATCTCGTCGCATAAAAATCCACCTTTCGGCCCGTTGACGCGGTTTTCTTGTTTAAGCATCCATTGGACGCCGTCTCTTTGGTACGGTATAAATAATCTTCCATTTAATTCGGCGGTCGCTAATTTATACTGATCGTCAGTCATCTTCGTACGGGTCCTCGTCGGGTAATTCGAGAATTTCGCACGTGATCGGAGGCTTCTCTTTTTTCTTTCTAGGAGCTCGCTTAGGTTTCATTTCTTCATCCAAAATTTTCAATTCATCGATATGTTCCCGGTAATATATAACTCGGTCCCAAATTATCCGCATGATCGGTCGGTACTTTTCGAACCACGCGCGATCACGTTTCACGTTGACGACATCAAATTCTTCGGGGAGCGGCCAATTCGTTTCGGCCGGTTTATATTGAATAAAATCCGCCTCCTCAAGATCGAGGATCTCCATGCACAGCTGAAGTTGCGGCATGTAGTGTTCCGGCACCTCGCCCGGTATGATCTTGCGCTGCGGCGGGCACTTGATCTCGACCAATTTTCCGCTCTCGGAGACACCGTCGGGGCTCCCGCCGAGCCAGGTGTGCACGGGGTGGGGGACCAAGCCAATCTCATGGACGACCTCTCCGTGTCGCTCTTCGTATATGATTCTGGCTTCGTCCTCGTATTTTTCGCCGTGTTTCGTCGCCGCGTTCCCCATGAACTTTTCACCGAGGCCGCACTTTTTTAACAGGAGTTTATGGGGTGTTTCGTACGGGTTCTTGCCGATGGCGGTCGCCGCGTCCGACGCGGTCAACATGTGACCGCGCAGCTTGAGCCACTCTTCGGACTTCTGAGCCGCATATTCTCGCTCGATCAGGGCTTTCACGTTGGGGTGCATCTTCTTACATTGTCATGCACTCTACTCTTTAACTAAAATCGTAACTCCGGTACGTGCTCAGTGCTTGAAAATAATTTCGCGCGGCATTTTGTTCCGCCTGCTTTTTCGACCGCGCCGCACCCCGAGCGAAAAATGAATTTTGGACGTAAATATCTATGTAGAAAATCCCCTCGTGGTGCCCTGAGACTCTGTAATCCGGCAGTTCCCAGTTGTTCACCTGACAATATCGCATGAGATGATCCTTGAAGTTATCGTCGATCATTATGGTTCCCATGTCGATGACCTCCGGGTCCTGGTACAACCGAAGGATAAACTCTTTCGCGTGGATAAGACCGATATCCATGTACAAGGCGCCGACGAGAGCCTCGAAAACATCCTCGAGGATTTTCACGTTCGTGTTCCAGTTATTACGCATACCCTTCTCGTCCATGATGACGTACTTGCCCAGGCCCAGATGATTGGCTATGTGCGCCAGTGTTTCGCCACGAACGAGCTTGGTACGCGCCTTCGTGAGGAACCCTTCCTGTTTGTTTTCATACCGGTCGAAGAGGTATTTTGTAATCACGAATCCGAGGACCGAATCGCCGATGAATTCTAGGGTTTCGAACGATTCGGTCAGGTGTTCATTTTCTTTCAACGCCGATTTATGAGTGAAAGCTCTTTGGTACAAGGATAGATTCTTAATCTTTGTACCAACAACTTGCTCGATTTGAGCTTTATCGATCATTTCTTATTAATACTATGTAACGTTATTTTTTTAAGCCTTCTTCACGTAGTGAGGCGAGAGGTACTTCTGGAGGTTGAGGTAGGTGACGACCACGCCTTCGGGCGGGGCGAGGAGTTCCTTGAGCTTGTCGTCCATGATGATCTGGCGGCCGTTCTCGGGGTGCTTGAGACCCTTTTCGGTGATGTACTTGTTGACGCTCTTCGTCACCTCGGAGCGGGAGACGAGTTCACCGTCGGGCAGTTCGAGGAAAGCGCGAAGCGCGGGGGTGATCTCCTGCTTGCGGTTGAAGCCGTTGTTCTCCGCGCGCTTCTTCGCCTTCTCGCCGTCGGGGTCATCCTGGGTGCTCCTGATCTTGCGAACCAGCTTGGCGAGGTTCTTAACATCGACGCGGAGGGCGGAAAGTTCGGTCTGAATGGATTCGAGGGACATCTTATACCTTTCTTAGACCCCTAATCTTTAAGTCAAAAATGAGCACGACACACATGCATATGAACACACGTAATATGTGGTTCATCGCGACGTCTCGGTCCATCGTCTTGAGAGGTTCTGTGTCGATGATGTCAGGTACGTCGATGTACCTGAACGGGGGTCTCGAACCGTCTGAGACGCACCCGCCTGCGCAGCAATCCTCCGGGCACCGCAACACCCGCTCCCCCCTGCGCACCCCGCAGAACTGGTTAGGGTTACCCCTGAGCTGGTAACATCTGCACTCGTCGATCACCGTGCAGACCATATTAATATATCCCAATATAATAATGGACGAAGTCATCTATTGCAAGTCCGCCAGGGACAGGTTCATACACGAACACCTATTCTTCAGGGACGCGAAGCTCAAGGAGTACTTCGATAAGGGTCTGCAGAAGAAGTTCAGGGCCCGGGTCAAGTCGAAGCACGCGTCAAAGACGTATGAAAAATTCATGTACGTCCTCATCACCGACAGCATACGGGATATCATCCTAAAAGCCGTGGGTGAAATCTCGAGTCACATGGCGACGAGCGGTGATCTGGTCATCTCCGGTGGTGAGGCTTTCAACATGTACGCGTGTAAGACTGACAGGGTCGTGACCAGTGACATAGACGCGAAGTTCGTCCCGCGCATGTCCGTGAGTCCCAAGTTTTTTGGTAAACTCCAGGGTACGAAACTGATCATGTGGGACAAAATCGGCCAGGTGGCGAAACGCCTCGACACTCGGGTCAAACGGCGAATCCAGTCCATGCGGCGCAAACACGCCAGGATCTTCAATTTCCTGGGTATAGGTTTCGAACCCAGGGGACCGTGGGTGACGAGGCGGTTCGTCCTGATCAAGAAGAAAAAGATCCGGAAGGACGATACACCGAGCGCGGGTGACGTGTTCATCGACGTCGAGCTCTTCGCACTGGACTTGAACCGCGTCAAGTATCTCTCCACGAAGACGGGTAAGGTCGAAGGCAAGAGGATAGGCGGGATCCTAGACATCCCGTTCATGCGACCCAAGGAGTTCGGGTACGAGGTGGTCCTTTCGCGTCAGCGGGGTGTCAAGTATCGCAACCTCGACACCGGTAAGACGGTCACCGACAGGAAAGTTTTCATCGCCAGTAAGGAGTTTCTCGTGGAGGATATTTACTTGATGCACAAACTGAAACTCCGACCGGAGAAGAAAGAGAAGGATCGCCAACGCCTGTTGAAACTCTCCAAGCTTTTCGTCAAAGGTGTGAAGAACGACGATACGATCGAGGCTATTTTCAAACGCGTTCGCACTAAAATCACCAGGAGGCGACCGGCGACGAAAAAAGACGGCCGCGTGTCCATGCGCAAAGCCGCGAAGATCAACCCGTACAAGTACAAAAAGTACACGACGACCCCGTCGAAGGAACGGCTTTCGAGGCATTTCGTACACGGTCTGAGGACGACGTCCAGTGACGTCAAGGTCCGAGGGTACCGAAAGTCGTCGGGGAACAAGGAGTTCAATTTGAAAACGCTGAGATGGAAAAATGTGATCGACAACTCTTACGTGAAAAACGAGGTAAACCTCAGGCCGAAGAAGGGAAAGAAATTGCCAAAGAAAATCAACGTGCGCAGGACACTGTACGGTCACAAACCCAGGAGAAACAAGTGGGTGTCGAACGCGATCATAAACAAGGCGGCTGCCATCCCTTTCGTTGGCTTAAAAAGATGAGCCGTGGGTACAGTACAATAAGATGATTTTCGATACTATCAGCAAGAACGACGACGGCCTCCGCTTCGTGAAGGCCCGCAACGATACCAAACGCAAGGTACTCATCCAGCTCAACGGCGTCAAGATCTCCGATGTCGGTGATGAGATCTTCCTCGACCTCGTCTCCGAATCGAACGCCGGTAAGGTGAGCGTGATCGACGCACAGAACGTCGACGCCGCGATCGAGCACTCGGCCGAATGGTTCGGCAAGGAATTGTCCGAGACTGTCATCAGGGCGGCGTACACTTCCAGCGCGTCGCCGGATAATAGGATCGAGTGCGAGCGCATCGACGCGACCAAGATTTTCGACGCCCAGCAGCAGGCGGTCGACATCGAATCTCTCCAGAAGGACAGGTCGTGCGACGTCATCCTCGAATTCTCGGGGCTCTGGTTCGCCAAAAAGAATTTCGCCGCCACATGGAATCTCGTCCAGGTCAGGCTCCACCCCGAGCCGATCCTCGACACATACCCAGACGACTACGCTTTTGTCGATGACGAGGACCAGTAAAAAATAAATTGTTAATATATAACAAAGATGTTCAAGGGTCGTAACCAATCGATTATGATGTTGATCGCCGTGGCCGCACTCGTCTTCCTCCTCTGCAATCTCAACTCCAAATCTTCTTACACCATTTCCGAGCGCGAGTACGCGTCCATCGGTCCCTCCGTGGGTCCCGCCGCGGGTCCCTCTGCCGGCATGAGCCAGGGCACCGGCCTCGCCTCCTCTCTTCTCCCCCGTGAGATCGCCTCCGAGGAGGATTTCGGTCAGTTTGCCCCAGAGGACGTCCTCGCGGGTCAGAACTTCCTCGATCCCCGCCAGCAGATCGGTTTCCCCGAGACCGTCGGCGGCGCGCTTCGCAACGCCAACCAGCAGATCCGCAAGGACCCTCCTAACCCCAAGGAGCCCTTCGTGTGGAACAACTCCACCATCGTCCCTGATCTCATGCAGCGCGGTCTCTGCGCCTAACAACTTAAAGATTAGAGCGTAGTAGTAATCAAATGACTAACGTATCCAACGATCTCTCTGACACCGTCTCGAAGTTGGTGGAGCTCACCAAGCAACTTTCCGATGCGAAATCTGATATCAAGATCCTCAACCAGGAAGAGAAGCGGCTCAAGGAGCGCGTGAAGAAAGCCATGGTCGATCAGGGCATTGATACCATCAACCTCAGGAAAGGTAAAATCAACCTGCGCAAATCCGTGCGCAAGGGTACCATGAACAAGGAGGCCATCTCCGCCGGTCTCATGTCCTTCTTCTCCGGCGACGAGGTCAAGGTCGAAGGAGCTTTAAACGCCATCAAGGATAACCTGCAGACGAAGGAGTCGACGAGTCTCTCTCTGACAGGCATAAAAGAGAAGCCCCCTAAAGATGTATAATGGTGTGGAGTCAGTACGTGTGGGAGGCCAACACCGGATTAGACGCTGACGGCAGTGACGAAGATGTCTCCCGCGAAGACGCTCCTCTGAATATCGAAGATTGGGAAGTCGAATACTCAGATGAACTCACTCGAATGTGGCATACCATTGAACTTCTCCTTTACGACGCAGGAATCCATCACTCAGGACGGTTCGTGGATTTCGTGGAGTTTTGTCACATGGAACACGACGCCGATACTGTACCGCGGGTGACGTGGGAGTATCAGGAGCAGACGAAGTGGTTCGAAGAGAGACTCGCGCACGTGTGGAAACATATCAGGCGCGTGGTCGATGACAACGGTCTGCACGAGAGGGTGATGCGAGGGGCGACGTTTAATAGCTTTCTAAACCTGTGTAAAAATTATATGGATGTATATTAAATGTTACCGAACCTCACCGCTCAACGCGTCGCCATCCCAGCCGCTCTTTTTTTAACGCTCAGCCCCGGTGTTCTCATCACGACCAACGGGGAAAAGCTTTCGTTCGCAAACCAAAAGACGAGCACGCACGCGGTGTTTTTCCACGCACTCGTGTTCTTTGTCGTGTACAGCATGATCGCGAAGGCCATGGGCCTCGTCCTGACCAAGACCGATCTCCTCGTCAGCACGTCTCTGTTCCTGGTTCTCAGCCCCGGTGCTCTCCTTACTTTACCTCCGGGGAGCAAGGGTGTGTTCCAGTCGGGGCAGACGAGTGTGACTTCCGCACTCACGCACTCGATCGTCTACGCGATCGTCTTCGCGCTTTTGCGTCGTCAATTTCCTCAGTTCTACTAGGTAGGAGGCAGATGAAATATCTCGTGTTGGGACCGGCGTGCATGGGTATATTCTCCATGATCGGCCGTCTCAAGGCGATGGAATCCGATCTCGTGGACGTCAAGGAGATATCCGGGTCGTCCGCCGGGTCGATCCTGGCTTTATTTCTGGCGGTCGGGATGTCAATGGATGAAATATATGAAATCGCGCTCTCCACCAACATCGCCGACTTTTTCAAAATTAAGTTGAGTTCGTTTTTCACCAAGTTCGGGTTTGTCGATATGCACCCCATACGTAAGAAGTTGGTCGAGATCTGTCGATCCGATCCGACGTTCGCCGAGGTCGAGATGAAGATTTACGTCTCTGCGTTTTGTCTCAACTCCTCGGAGACGGTGTATTTTTCGAGGGACACACACCCGGATATGAAGGTGATCGATGCGGTGTGCATGAGCATGGCGGTTCCGTTCATATTCTCGTGCGGGAAGTACGCGGGGAAGACGTACGTGGACGGCGGGACCAAGGAGGAGTACCCCCTGACCCCGTTCCTGGATAAGAAACCCCACGAGATCACGTGCATGAAAATAACCACCAACCAAATTTACCAGGATGACATCGAGACGCCCAGGGAATTCGTGGAATCACTCGTCAGGTCCGCGCTTTCGAATCGGGTGTGCTACGACAGACCGATCAAGGAGATCGACATCAAACTAGGAGATGTAAACATCTTCGACTTTACCATGACGTACGAGGAAAAGATTAAATTATACAACATAGGGTACTCGACCTGATACTTTTTTTGTCAGTTTATACTATATGGATGCATGCGATCCCGACGCCGACATCAATAGTCTCCGGGAGCTGATTAAGCTCAACACGGGTAAGAACCTTAGACTGACAAAGGAACAGATATGCGCGGTGCGCAAAAATATTCAGGCTGGGCGGTTACCCTTACCGCCGATGCTACTCAACCGGTCGCGGAAATACATGACCGATCGTAAAAGTCCCCTGACGGCGAGGGATTTCGAACGTCTCTTCGACGAAGACACGACCCTTCCCAGGATCCAGAGGATCGCCCGGAAACTGGACAAGAACCTGAAAGTCGACGACAGGTCCAAGGCTGATTTGGTCGATGCGATCAAGACCAGGTTGAAGAGACTGAAGATCGCCGAGCCCGTCAAGATTACCAAGAAGCGTATTTTGGCCGCTAAGGCGGTCGCCGAGAACAAGGGGTTCTTCAGCGGTGTGATCAACAGGTTCACCACGCCTGATAAGAAAAACAACTCGGCGAACTCGACCGACACGGCGGTGAAGAAGAACAACAACAACTCAGGAAATAGCAGCAACAACAACAACAAGGGAAACCGCACCCCGGGAAACAACAACAACAACGCGAACCGCAACCTCACCCCTGGAAACAACAACAACAACAACGCGAACCGTAACCGCAACCTGGGAAACAACAACGCGAACCGCAACCGCAACCTGGGAAACAACAACGCGAACCGCAACCGTGACCGCAACCGCAACTTTGGAAACAACCGCAACGGCAACCTGGGCGGCGGGGATCGGGGCGGTGTGAGGTTTCCCAAGGGAAGTATTTTCAAGGGCCGACCGAAACCCGGTTTTTTGAGGGGAGAAGGGAGGAGGAGGAACTACAACAACATGAACCGCGGAGAAGGTCGTCGCAACTTCAACAACATGAACCGCGGAGAAGGTCGTCGCAATAACTTCAACAACATGAACCGCGGAGGTCGCAACAACTTCAACAACCGACCCGCGCGTCCTCGGGAGAGGCTCGGTCGGGTCATGCCCCGGAACGCACCCCGTTTCATGCGAAACAAAAGTACTGTTAACCCTAATCGCGGCGGCGGTGGCGGTGGCGGTGGCGGTGGCGGTGGCGGTGGCGGTGGCAGGGGTCTACTGAACATGTTCCGCTCCAACAAGCAAAATAGGAGGACCCCGCCGACTTCGAGCAACACGAACAAGAATAACAAAAACTTTTTCCCCGCCAAGTCGAATAAAGCGTGCCGAAAGCGTGAATTCTATAAACTGGGAATGTTAAGTAGGTCGTGTAAGCCGGGCTACGTTTTGAGGGAAAATGGTGATAATAGGGGAAAAGGGTGTTACGGTCCGAAGTACATCTTCGGCATGACGAACAAGGGTTTGGGGTGTAGGATCAACAAGGGCGGTTTGATCAATCAGCCGCAAAACCTAGCATTCGCGAACAAACCCGATTTCATCGGGAATGCGAATGAGATAAAAAAGCTCCGGGAAAATCTTATAAAATACCCTGGAAGCGAAGATGTTAATGCGGCACTGAAGGCAATGAAGAAAAGGGATGCGAAGATAAAGGAACTAAAAAACAAGCTTCAGACTACCCTTTCAAATGACGCGAAGACGAAACTGGAGGCGGACTTGAAGGCAATAGAAAACGCATTAACAGGGAACAAATTACATGGAAAAAATTACGAGTACAAAGCCAACGGGAATAAGGGTCCAGGCTTTTATAAGAAGGCGAAGAGCACGAGGAATGCCGCGGTCGGAACGAGGAATGCCGCGGTCGGAACGAGGAATGCCACCACGGGACCCAGTCGCCGCAACCAAAACAACCGAAACAACCGCGGCCGCGGTGGGATCCAGATCCAGATCGGAGGTGGGTTCGGTCGCAACGGTCGCAATGGACGGAACAGTGGAGGCGGTGGCGGAGGTGATAGTGTTTTATCACGTACCGCAGGTGGGTTAATTTACACCCCAACCACTACTGATAGCGTAGCAATTGGTTTAAGTGCGACTACCACCAACTCAAGACTAGAGGTAAATGGAACCACTACCGCTACTGTCTTGGTAGCGTCTAGCTCTATATATTCAAGCTCAACCGCTTCTTCAATGATTTCTTCAGGCTTGCTGACTTTAAACATAAAGGCTTTGGCCATGATGGCGA